ATATCCGCGGCTTTTCCTGCTTGAGTAATTTTACCATAAATAGAAAATCCTTTAAAGACTCCACCAATTGCGCCAAAAATAGCAGTATCATAAATATCATTCTTAATGAGGTCTCCAACACTTTCCTCACTAAGCATTGGAGATTTAAACATTGTTGCAACGACAGCAGTATTAAAGGCTGCCATTTCTAAAGTACTTGCACCCATTCCTTGGGCCAAGGCTTGGAAAGTAGTTTTATTGAGGACACTAAAAGGAGAGTTGCCTGAGGCCAGTTCTGCCTTAGCAAGTTTAGCATAGTCTGTAGTGAGAGAAGTCATAAGGCCAGAACTTCTAGCCATATTTGTGCCAAGGAATCCTGCCTTCGCAGCATTAAGCATCTTCACTCCAGCAGTTCCTGGAGCAAACATACCAATAGCGAAGCCAGCAGTTTCTACTCCTTCTTTATGTTGGTCATAATAATCACTAAGATTTGAATCTAATTTGGCCAAAGTATTGTGAGTTGAAATTGGCTCTGTATCTAGGCCAAGGAAGTTACCAACTGCAATTCCGCTATTAAGAATGCTATTAGTTCCAGCGACTAGGGCACTTGGGAGTCCTAAACCAATACTTTTGCCAATATCAGAAAAAAGTTCTCCAGTGGCTGAGATTTTTTTCTCTAGCCAAGAAGAATCTCCATTAGCGATATTATGATTATCCGCAGCACTTATGACATCAGTAAAGTCAGCCATTATCTTCCACCTTCCGATTGTCTCATTGCAGCATAGCCTCGACTAGTTATTTCTTCCATTTTCTTTACAATAATAAGTTTTGTAAAGTCCGTAGGATTAGTAAGGTCAAAATTTGCCCCTTTATAATTTATAGTAGTATTCCTTAAAGCAATGCTTCTTTTATAAAACTCTGCTCCCGTAGCTCCTGCTTCTTCCGGATTTTTATAAGCAGCCCCCATTGTAGAAACAATTACATCTGCAGGAATGTCCATATCTTTAACTGCTAGGGGAGCAAGCAATAATCCTGCAGGGGATGCTGCAAATTCTTCATCAGCAGCAAGTACTTTAGCCGGAGAAAAGGAATGAAACATAACAGATTTTTCTGGGTTGCTCATATCTTGTGAAATTAAATCATTTACTTTTGCAGAATAATGATCTGCTTTTTGTTGAGGAGTAAACGCTTTTATTCTAGCAAGTTCAGCAACATCAGCTATATTATGACTTGTTGCTGCCTTTTTCTCTAAATCTGTAATCCCCATAGTAACTGCACTAATCTTCTCTAACGTAATTAACTACTTTCTTACTATCTTCTGAAAAGAGCGGGCCAGTTCCTCCAGTTTCTTGCAAAGCTTGAGCAGCATCTACAGGAGAGTTACCAAAGCTACCCGTCGCACCAATAGCAACAATTTGTTCCTGTGTAGTCTTAGGAAGTTTTGCAACAATTTCAGGAGTAAGTGTGCCCCTAGGAATTCCCTTGGCGTCGGAATAGCGATCAATAAGTTCTCGGTTAGCTTCACGATTCTTAAGTTGTTGCTTAAGTTCCGCAGCTTTCTCTAAACGAACTGCCATACTTGTGGCAACTTCAATCGCTTTAATCTTAGAATCATAAATCTTAGCAGCATTCTCAAATTCAAGTCTTGTCGTTGTTGCAGTCTTATCATATGTAGCAAGATCGGCAGCAAACTTTTCATTATCTGTCTTGATATTAAATACTGCTGCTTCTCTATTAAGCTGACCAACTTTAACTTGAGCATCTGCAAGAGCTTTCTTGGCGTCGGCCTGTGCCATAAGTATCGTAGTTGTTGGCACACCACGATTAACTTGGGTAGAAATGTTTTTAGCTTCCTCTGTAAGATCAGAAATCATTGCCTGATTTCCATTGATCTTAGCAGCTTGAGAATTATAGGCTTGAATTTTAGAAGGTAATTGAAGACCATTTAGTAACCACTCTACTGGGTTATCAAGTGGGCCAACAGATTGTCTAGCTTGAATATCCCCAAGCATAGCATCAGCTTGTGGTTTAAGAACAGCAGTTTCAGCAATAAGTTTACCTACAATATCACCAGGGTCAATTCCAACACCAGTAGCTTTATTGATCTTAACAACATTATCTGCAATAAGTTGATCTCTGGCTTGAGCTGCAAGGATCTTATCAGCTTCTGCTTGGGCCGAATCAGTTAGTCCTGTCTTTTGAGTAGTTGCGCCAGCTTTATAATTTCCTTGTTCCTCTAATAGCTGCTTATCAAGAGTTTCCCTACCAGCCATAACTCGCTTGAGTTCTGTCTGAACTGGTTTATTATTAACTCCTTTAAACTCTGGGATAGAAGTAGGAACTTGAGAAAAAAGTTCTGCTGCTTTTCCTAGAAGTTCATCAATAGTTAATTCAGCCATAGTAATACCTTAAGATTGTATAGTTTAATTAAAAACCAAAATCGAAAAAATCTAAGAAATCCCCAACAATAGGAATGTCCTCTACCGCTTGATACACATCTCCTACTATTGGGATATCACTGATAGCGTCACTTATAGGATTAGAAAAACCAAAAATATCTTCAAAGAGAGAAGTATCTCCTGCTAAATCTGCTGCTCCAGAAGCTACATCTGTAGCAACTTCTACTCCTGGAGTAGCATTAAAAAGAGAAAAAGACTCAAGAGCAGAATCTCCGCCTAATAGCGGGTTACTTAAATCTCCTCCTACCCCCGCACTTTCTACAGCATCTACTGTTCCTGCAGGATTACCTCCACTACTTCCGAATACATCACTAGGATTTGAGGGATTAATAATTTGTTCTGCTGCTGTTCCACTTCCAGGAGGGACTTTTTTCTTATCTCCATTTACAATCTTATCATAAAGACTATATCCTGCAGCGGCAGCCCCAAGAATACTTGTAGCCTTTCCCAAAGGAGAAGCAGCAGTCTTAGTGCTAGTAGTTTTATTAGCTAAAGCAATTTGAGCCATTATCTGATTTTGTTGAGTTATGGCTTGCAACTGCGCTTGGGCCGCTTGAGCTGTCGCCGTGCCCATTGCTAACTGTTGATTAGATGCTAATGTAGTGTCGGTGAGTGCTCTATTTCCCGCCCCAAGAGAATTTGCAATATTTGGCCCAAAGTTAATAGCAGCTTTTTGCAAAATTCCTTGAACCATTTGATCCATAAGAGCAGGATTAAGTCCTTGAATATTTGCAGGATCAGTAGTAGTTTTTGAGGTCTCCTCTCCTTTGCCAAACATAGCTCCGCCATTAGCAAATATTTGGCTTAATAAAGCCATTGCTCCATTATCTGCGACAGGGACAGTAGGTTGTGGAGATTGAATAGACATTATTTATTCTCCGATTTGGATTTCCAGAATTTTCCACCAAATAGTCTTACACCTGTATACATTGCTTTCGCTTTCCACTTAGAATCTCCATCAGCCATTATGCCATAATAGAGAACATTATCTGCAAATTCTTTAGCTTTAGAATCTCCACCAATAGAATAAAGATAATCATGAAGCACTGCTGGACGATTGCCAATTCCACCAAACATCATATAAGCAAAAGGTAATCTGGGAACAGAGGCAAAATCAGTTATAAAACCCTTGGGGACGGACACTGTTTTATCATCAATAGTAACGACAAAATCATCCGTAAGTACCCATTGACCATTAGTAATTTCTTGCACTCTTAAAGGAGAAGTAAAGCAAATAGTAAACTTCATTATCTCACTCCCTTGTACTCTAGCGAAAAATGATCCCCATCAGGATTATGAAACCTGCCACCCCAACAGCCTCCAAGAGATTCCCAATATTTTCCAGCGGGCAAATATGATTCGGATTTATCCAAATATATGCCATCCTTAAAGAGACTAAGGTCAATAGCAAGAGAGCGCAAATGATTAGAATTCGCAATACCAATGCCAGCGGCAGCATTAGCTTCAGCTTGTTTTTTACCTCTAAGCACTTCTCCAACAGTAACTTCATAACCATTATCAAAACACCATTGGAGAAGTTTTGGGAGCATCCTAGAAAATTGATGCTGTTTATCAAGAAGAATACTCATCTATTGTCCCTCCGTTCCATCTCCCTAACTGCTTTTGGCTTAGTCAATTGAAGTTTATTTCTATCATCTTGACTGAGAGTTAATATATAATTAGTGGCTTCCTGTGCTTCTAAAATTTTACTTAAATGGCTATTACTTGTTTCATCATGTGCTTGTAATTTATTCCAACCAAAGATTCCAGCAGCCCCAAAAATAATTACAAGTAATGTGATAGACCCACTAGTTTTTATTTTGCCCCAGGGACTATTAACTTCCAATGAATTATCTTGAGGTTCTGCCACAATCATCTCCTTAATATTAAATTACGTTAATGTCGCCTTCTACTGTAATACTTAAGGACGCAGCAGCATCAGCAAGTCCTGTAAGAAAATCAGTAGAATCTAATCTAAGCATTCCATACCAGTTAAACACGTCATTAGCAGCGATTACTTTTGCGGAACCTACTACTTCAGTTCCTGCTGCACTACCTCCAGTTGCACCTACGAAGAGGGAAAAATTATGAGAAGCTGCAGTCTTATTTACAATAGAGATATGTCGAATAACCGTATAAATAAGAGCAGAACCCTGATTATAAATATTACCTGCCGCATTAGCTAATGCAACTGGGCCAGCTAGACGTTTAGTTACACCTGCCATAATAATCTCCTAATTAAAATGCAGCTACTTCTGCCCACTCCATCCCTACAGTAAGGGAAACAGTGCCAGTAGCGAAAAGAGTAGTATTTTGCACAACAATACCTTCATTCTGGGCAAGAACAATAGGATGTCCCCCAAGTTTATCCCATTTATAAAGATCTGCTTGCGCACCTGTGCCTAATGCACCAATACCTGGGAGTCCCATAAATCCAATAGGATTTGCATCTACTGTTTTAGTTCCAGCAGTTACTCCAGCAGCCAAACTGCCTACGTCAATATTTCCACTGGAAGCAAATAGAGTAGTTCCCATTGTGCTACGCAGTTTTTGCGTATTTGGATTAGCTACTGCTAACGCTGTCGCTCCAGTAGCGTCTCTTATAGTATACCCACGGGCAATAAATGCCATAAGAGGTGCAAGGGATTGAGCAGTTACTGCGGTTACTACTTGTAAAGAAGCCCACAAACGCATAAGTACCATAAAGTTAGTTGGGTCTGCCCAACGAGCCGCAAATTGATTACTGGCCGCAGCAAAAGCAGAAGCAGCACTTGTACCAACTATAGAATAATGCCCAAGAATTTTACCTTGCAAGGTAGTATATTCTAATGGACGTAGTGAAATTCTTCCTGCTCGAAAAGAAGGATCAACTTCTTCAGAAATACCAGGATTTTGAACTGAGTCTAGAGTTGCCATGATATATTCCTTATGCAGGTATTAAATAATTAAAAGTTTTCTTGCCACGAACAAGTCTATTTTGTATACTCATCCAACGAATTCGTAATTGCCTAGAATTAAATATTTCGCCAACACAATGAAGTTGGACACATTCTTCTTCATCGTTAGAACTTGGGGCTTGTTGAACAAATACTGGTTTCCCTATTTGATTTTGAGGAAATCCGTTTACTGGCTCAAGATATAAAGTTCCTGCTCTTTTTGGTCTAGCAATATTTGTAGATACTTGACCAAAAATTGGAGAAATAGCTGCTTGACCTCTGGCTCCTTGCACACCTGCTGAACCATCATTCCCTGGCAAAGGATAAATAGCATCTTCACCATCTTGGGCAGGAAGAAATATAACTAATCCATCTTGGCCAGCTTTACCATCAACGCCAGGAATTACTTGAGCATCATCTCCAGCATCGCCAGTAAGTAAAAGAACTGCTCCATCTGCCCCAGTATTTCCAGTAAGCCCTGTTGTTCCTCTTTCCCCAGGGACAGGAAAAGCATCTAAGCCATCGTCTCCATCTTTAGCAAAAACAGTAAGTCCATCTTTTCCTGGACTGCCTCCACCAAGCTGAGCTTTTAATTCTGCCCCAGTAAATGTATAATTATTTCCATCAACTCGTTCTACAATGAACAAGTCAGTATCTGCAATTAAAGTTCCATCTGGATAATAAGATATTTTAGCCATTATTGATTCGGATTCCCTGCAAGAATAGCTCCAGCAGAACTACCAGTTCCTCCCCCTGCACCACCTCCTAAACTGTTATTACTATATTTAAAAGGGTTAGGATTAAGATTTAGAGGATCATTAATACTGTCTTCTTCCAATTTCTTTTCTGTAGAAGCAGGATCAGCAAAAAGTTTCATAATAACAATAGTCCCAGGATCCATATCCTGAGTTACACTCTGAATTAGTTTTGTAAAATCCTGAGGGATTTCCATAGTTATTGTTGAATATAAGTAAGAACACCTTGAAAGGAACCAGTTGCTCCAATTACAGTAACAGCACAAAGAGCATTTCCTGCTGGAGCTGTAAAAAGATTGGCGCCGGATGCAGAAATTACTAACGGAGCTCCAGCAGTTACCCCTCCTGCCCCAAACAATCCTGTAAGTACAGTAGTGCCCGTTGCACACAAAGCTCCCGTGCCATACTCAAACTGGATAGTATTTGCGGTAGTTATTACTTGACTAATTGTGAGGGAAAATCCACAAACATAAATGCTAGTAGTTCCCGAAAGCGCAACTAATTGAGTAGTTACTGCTGTAGAAATATTGATTGCAACACTTTGCTTAGTTGCATTAGGTGTTTGGCAAGGATCTCGGACATTATTTGTCCCTTGGCCAAAACAGATACTGGCAGAAAGAAGAAGTCCTGCAAGGATTAACTTAAGCGATTTCATTTATAATCTCCTCTACACCAGTATCCATAAGACGCATAGCTTCAGCATATTGAAAAAGAGTAAGAGCGGAACCATCTTCAGGCAAAGCATCAATTTGCTCTTTCGAAGGGTTCATTCGCTCCATATCATTTTCACTTTTAGGCTTCTCCGCTTTATACATCTTACCATTTTCATCAATAAAAAGTCGCATTTAACACCTCTACTATTAATGCTGCAAATAAGATCCAATTGTAATATCAATGCTCACTAGATTTGTTGCAACTCCAAATCCTATAAATTGTTCAATATGTCCTGCTGTAGTATCTGGCCCAACTTGCATTTGCCCAGAAGAAGCAGAAAGAAACAACTCATCCCCTGGATTAACACCAGCAACTGCTATAATTCCACGGCCTAGAATAACTTCTCCATACTGCCCAAGAGCCATTCCACTCTGTGAAGTGTTATTAACATTACAATAACCATGAGCCCTCTTATTAGCATCAGACGATATAGCGTTTCGGGCTGTTAAAACTCCAGCATTATTGTAAAGATTAACAAGTCTACCATAAGCAATTGTTTCCCCAGCAATACAATATAACCTATTCAGATTCAATGACCGTAGTGTAGCGGAGGGACTTAGATTATTCCATTGGGTCATAGGCTTTTGGGTCAGCCCACAATATTGTTCTAGACTATTAAGTAAATTATTGGTTGACTGAACTATAAGTTGATACAGGGACTGTGTTTTTGGTTCATCATATGCTTCTGGAATTCCGGAGGGAAGACCAAGATTAACTACTGAATTTTGTGTAGCTGCTGGAGTTGGTGTAGGCATTAAGCGTGTCCAGCAACGTGAAAACTCAAAATAATATCTGCTAAAGTAAATGTACCTTGTAGACAAAGAGAATGATTTAACGCCTCTACATCCGCATAATAATGAAGATGTGTTCCAGTATTATTTGGGTCAGGAAATAAAGGAATAGCAGTAGAAAAATTCATCCCATCATACGAGGGTAAATCTACTATAGTAAGTTGACCTAATTTAGCATTTTGAAGATCTACTTCGTCAAGAACAAGAAAATTGCTTCTTAGATATTGATACCTACCTAAGATTAATACTCCAGTTTCATTAGTGCCTACAGCATCAAATTCTATTGTATATATTGTGCCATCATTTTGAAGGAATGCCAAGGTAGTTTGTGGAAGATCAATTGTTTTAATACCCGTAGCTAAATCTTGCCAAGCGGTATTTCCTAAACCAGTCCAACTAATATTGCCTAACCCATTCCAGCTAATATCTCCATAAGCATTAGGCTGATAAAATTCAAAAGAAGCTACATGATCTATATGAATTTTACCCCAACGTTTGTATGCTATATCTAGAACAAGAGCATCAGTAAGAGTAGAAATTCCATAAGAAAGTACAAGGTATCTATCTGCTACAACAGATAATTTTGTAATTAAAGGAGAAGTGAGATTTGTAAGATTTAAAGTATTTGCTACAATATCATAAAATTCATATTGCAAAGCAGTAAGAAAGTCTGATACTTCCGGATGAACTTGGATTGCATTAAGTTTATTTACTTGTAATAACCCATTAGTAGTCCAAGCGTAATGGCTGCCAAGATTAGAAGTCCAACTAACTTGGCCAGGATCTGTTATTCCTCCTGATCCTGCAATTTCTTTATATATAAAAGGATATTGAATGTTATTTTGAAAACTTGCAGCTACTGCATTTTTTGTGCAGTAAACAACGTACCCATCTTTAATAGGGAGACAGCAAACAATTTGTCCTTTAATATCATTAGGAATACTGGATCCAGAACCCTGACTACTATCTGTAGTAAAGTCTAAGATAGATAAAGGCTTAGAGCGATAGACGGTAAAATTATCCCAAGCAATAAGAAATCCATTACTGGAAGTAATCCCATTAAGGGCAGTTGCTGTAATTCCGGTAAGAGCTACAGGAATAAGAGTTTGATAAGTAAGACTTACTGGATTTGTATCATACTGAAACATTCCTATGCCTTGAAAAAAGACATAAGAATTTCCATTAATATATGCAACAGTTACAATGCCAGAGGAAGAAATAATTTGAGTGGAAGCAGGTTTCCAAAATCTATTTAACCCATCCCAAATATAATGTTGTCCTGAGACAGGAGAGTAAAGAAATTTATTCTCATTAATATCTCTAAGAATGAAACAATCTTGAAATGAAGTATTACCAGAAAGTCCTGCTATTCTATTTACAAAACCTATGCTTTTATATCCTGTATGCGTGGGCATGCAATTATGCATGTACATAATTTGAGGAAAGCCTCTATCTTTATCCCCAGCGTTTTCCCCTGCCATAATAAGGCCTTGAGGAGTAACATTATTATCTTGGCGAGGGACAATAACAGTCTGTCCTTGCAAACTGGCAAGAAAGGGAAGCCAACCATTTGTAAGATTACCTCTATAAGAGATTTGAGGCATTTATTTTACTTTCTAAGGAAGTGCATCTATCTTACTTTGTAGCATATCTACTTGAGCCTTAAGTTCCATTTTTGTAGGTTCTTTAGATATCTGTGCAGCAGCTTCAGCAGCAGTAATTTTATTTGCAGCAATTTCTTCTAGAGTATATTCTCGGACAGTTTCCACTCCAGTCATTACATTGATTTCTCGCACGGTCATAATCTACTCCCAAGAAATATTTATTTCGCCACCGTCGAAAGTGCCAGCACCGTTAGAAGTAATTCTTACTCTGTCAGTTTGAGCACTTGTAGCTTTAATGCCGGAGCACATATTACAAAATACTGCTTCATTAAGTAACACCCCCTCACAGCACCATGTCCAGTTGGTAGAATTTTCCAGTGAAAGGATAATAGTTCCGGACATAATATAAGCAGCAGAGCCTGCACGCATTAGTAAGAAACCAGCAGTACTAGCAGCAAAAGCTCCATCCCAACATCCGCTTATATATCCTGCAGTTTCTATACCGCCAGAATCCCCTAACTGAATAAGCATTAAATCAGCACTATTAAGAGATACTGATTTAAAGTTAATAGTTATTCGTTTAACTCCCGCAGGAAGCCCCGTAAAATCAATAGCGGCTCCTGAGGTAGAAGCTACTGGAGTTCCAAGAGTAATCCCTCCACCAGAGGAAGGTGCATTACCTCTAGCAGGGGGTTTAGCTTTATGCCCTACGGAAAGTAACATGATTATAGTTCCGCACCATAACCAGCAAAATTCAATGCTTTAGCCGCAGTAACAATTACTGGAACAGATGCTTTCAAAACAGATGTAGCTTCCAACATCAGATATCTATTACCATCACTATCAACTGCCAGTCCTGGCATGTTAGTGCTATTGAAAGCATTTACGGCGGGAGCACCACTCGTGAAACCAGAATTGATAGGAACAGAAACCGTTCCCAGCAAATAATCTACTCCGCCCTTAGTGACATAAATATTCACATCATGAGCAACCGCAGTTTCTGTGCTGGTAATCATTAAAGAAGCCAGTTTTGCCGCAGTGGTAGGAGTATAAACTGTTTTAAGTGTATTAATACCATCGGCATTAAGTAATTGAGCAGTGATATTTTTGGGAGTTACAAAGAATGCAGAAGTTGCGGACATATTAAATGCCTCCTAGGCTAGAATTTTGAAAAAGAACAATATCTGGGGTGACAGAACCAGACGCAATTAAAGCGACAATAAGTGCTTTAAGCGCTCTAAATTCTTCCGCTCCCTGAGAAGCATTTTGTGCATTAGTGGGAGTTGTAGGGTCTAAAGGATTAACAACATAAGACATAATAGTTTTCCTTAGGAGTCCGTATTAATAACAAGGAAGCCAAATTTAGTATTTCCTGTAGCATTAGCATTACCCGTAACAGTAAAACTGCCTCCAGCAGGAACTACACTTTTAATGCTTGTCAAAGTTCCATCATTTGCCATGAGCCAAGCAAGAACTAATGAATTTGCAGTTACTAGAGAATTCGTAACCACTACACTTGATGCACCCAGAGCAATATTTCCACTTCCTGCTGGTTTATTAATTGTAACTGCACCAATTGTAGCAGAGTTTGTATAATCTAAAGTTAAAGCTGCAAACCCCTTGGCCGCAGACCCTAGCCTACTCGTTCCAGTTACCATCGGTTCCAAATTACCAATATTTGAAAGTTTCAACCATTCAGTGAATACTCCCATAACATCTGCTTTCGTTCCGAAACGAATTTCTCCACCAGGATAAGTAACGCTGGCACCAGCAGCATAAAGACTTAGGCCAGCAAGTTTCTGATAGGAGAAAACTCCAGCTTGGCTGATATAACCATAACCTCCATATTCTCCAAGAAGGTCTGTATTTTGGATATTAAGAGGAATGTATCTTGTGCCACGAGAAGCACTAACACTATGGCCAGGAACAGCACCTACAGTGCCAGGAGCCTGATTAGTAGTGGGCACATAACTATCTATTTGGCCACCGGAATTTATAGCATCTACACCAGAAAAGTCTCCAGCAGTTCCTACTTGGAGCGCACCCCAACCACTAAAAGGAGCACCAGTAATAGCAGGAACATAACAGAATCCGCCACCAGTAGGAACACCACTAGTAGATCCTGAGTCTATTGTAGGCTGCAAAGAATTGGCATCAATAAATGGAACTGCATATTGAATTGCGTTACTTACTGCTAATTGTGCCCAAACACTTGTTCCAGTAGTCATGCTAAATTATCCTTTTTTCGTGGAAAGGTTTATGTTATTTGCCAGAAAAGCCATTTTCTCTTCTTCATACTCGCCTCTGGCACCTTTAATTTCTGATTCATTTTTACCAATATCACTAAAGATGAAAGTCTTTACATCACAAACAATCATGCCTGGATAATTATCAGCTATCCACGAATTATAAGTCTGAAATTGTGCTAAAGTAGCACAAGAGAGATTAACAAGAGGATCTGTTAAATAACCTATAAATACTTTATTTAATGGGGTAGAAGAATTTATTTGAATTATCCCACCGGAAGCATAAAAAGTATCTTGTGTATCAAACCCATAACCATCTTGAGTAAAAGAAGGGCTTCTTTCAGTTAAATCTCCACCTTCCACTGTCCCTTGGCGCCCAGTAATTGGGTCTAGAATCGCAGTACCATAAGGAGAAACTGTCATCCATTTTCTAAGATAATCAATTTTTCTAAATCTTATAAGTTCAGAAGTATCTATTTGTTGCACATTTAGGGTAGGATTAGCTGCCCCAAAATAATTCATAAAAAGTCCCTGAGCACCAGGAAGTGTTCCTTGTAATGCTGAGGAGTTAGCAACATCAAAATTAAATATTTGTTCTATAAGATCATTAAACCATCTATCCATTCTATGATGTTTCAGAATAGAGCGATGAATACGGCGCCAGATTTGCGCTTGCTTATCTGGACGTTTAACATCGTCCTGTACCATTGTATAAATAGTATCGACGCCGCTCATCTTATTATCCTAAGTGAATTACAACTCTAAACTTACGAAGCACTGCCTGCTGCACCTGGAAGAGTCTTGTCTCCAGAAACTGCAATTACTTGAGCAGCATTAGAAATCCCATTCATAGCTGCTACAAGATTTGCGTCAATAGTAGACTCATTAATCATTGTTCCTGTTTGATCTCCTGGAACTCCCTCATTAAGTTCTCCAGAAACTACTGCCTTACCTAATAAGGCTGCATCTGCTACTTTAAGTTCACCTTCCGCAACTGCATTTTGGGCAGGTTTTGGGGGAGCAGGAGGGATATAGTCAGGAAGAAAAATATTAGGATTATTTCCATTCGGAGGCAAAATAGCCTCAAGCTCTTTAATGTGGGCAGGATTGGTAACAATTGCTTTCCCAAAATGGAAAACTGTTTCTGTGCCATCCTCATGCACAAATCTAGAATGAGCAATTTTAGCATAAAAAGTTTTAGCAATTTGCTCCACTTCTTTTACTTCTTCTATAATTGTAGCTTCCACTTTTTTAACTTCAGAGACAACTGCTTTTTTTGCAGCTTGAATTTTAGCAAGAGCTGCAGCTTGAATAGGACTAATAGCCATTTTAGTATTCCTTTTTGGAAGTTTATAAAGATTAAGTTGTAGGATCTGTTGGAGGTTGTTGTAGCATTATTGGCCCATAAGCAGTAGGTGCCATAGAATTGCGAAAGAGGCTTGTAGCATCTGCTGAAGGAACAGTAATAAGATTGTTTCCATCAGGAACTTTAGCAGAACCATTAATAGTCACTGAAGTAATAAGAGGATGGCATTTAAGAATAGTATTTGACATTCATTTCTCCTAAAGAAAAATGGCGGTTTTAAAGTTCCGCCAACTTTCGCCAATTAATTAACCAATGGCCGCTGCAGTGAAATTCAAAAGTTGTGCAAATGCTTGGGGGTTCTTAAGCACGGTAGTAAGTTCCGTGGTAAGAGTACCACCAACTGCGTCAACTCCATCATCCCCACCGACAATATCCATGGCTTTGGTTTTACGATTGCCAAGATATGCCAGATTGAAAGTGGAAAGATCCACAATAATACCCATCTTAGCATACGAAGAACCGGAACCAAATGCGTTGAAGAGCGGGTGCTCCACAATACGCAAAGTGCCACGAGTGAGTCGAGCAGTAGAGAACTGAAGACCATAATCCGTAGTTCCGTTCTCAATGAAATAAGAACTGTTCAGACGGAAGATGTTATTCAGGATACGGCGAGCAACACCGCCTACAAAGAAAATCCTTTCATTACCAATCGTTTGATCCGTACGAACGTTAAATACCGGATCAATTGCAACTTCCAATTGGGTGAAAGAAGTAGTTGCACCAAGAGTTACAATATTACCTGGGGCAAAGGAGGTAGTAATAGACAAAATACCATCCATCGTGTGGAACAGTTGATTGTTCCTCATTCCCAAGAACTTCTGGCCCCAGATAATACCTTTTTCAATATCAGCAGCATGGAGACTTGCGCAATCCATTTTGCTTTCAGCAGTATTGCCTTCACCAGCAATCATGCGAGTTTCAGCAGCAGTTCCGCTTACAGCCCAAGTATTTCTAAAAATCTGAGTGTAGTTATTTTGCAGAACCATGCTGATAGAAACTGCCTGCGGACGCAGAGAAGCTTCTTCATTCGCATTACCAACTTGGATACAAAGAGTGCTAATAGGAATAATTGCCGGAGCAGTATTACCTACACCACGTTGACATTGCAGTTGCGTAGTGCCAACAACCCCAAGAACCAGCATAATTTCAGTTGCTGAACCATCTGGGCGAAGGAGCATGCCTGGAATGATATTAGCAGTGCTAGTAACGTTAATCAGCGAATCAGCAGCAGCAGCTTGAGCTGACAAAGTTACTGAGGGGAAAATCATTGTTTTACTGAAATAGCCATGCTGGAATTGCAAAGCAGTTTCAGTACGCAGCATCGAAGTCATTGCAAAAATAGGTGCATCGCCCATTGGCATGAAGCGAGCAATCATTCCGCTAAAACTCTTTACTGCAGCATCTTGCGTTAGAAAATTACTACCATAAATTCCTGCAGCCATAATTTAATCTCCGTTTATGTAATTGGGAAATGGTTATATAAAAATTATTTCGGGCCACCACCCATACCGTAACAAACCACGGTCGGAGTAAAGGTAACAGGGTTGAGTGCCAAAGTAGCAGTAACGTTAGTATCCAAAGTGATAATGCCAGTATCACGATTGACACTAACTACTTTTGAATTTGCTGCAATGTTAGTTCCATAAGCTGACATACCAGGAGTAATTTGATTACATTTAGCCAAATCAGCAGTAGGAACAGTCAAAGGTTTGGTAGCATTAGTCTGGTTAACTGCAATGATTTGCGTCGGTGAGCTGGAAAGAATTTGAAACAAGAAATCCCTCCAGCTAGAAGCTGCAATAATAGTTTGGTCATAAGGAGCAGCAGCCAAACTAATACCACTATTTGCCGGAACTGACATAGTCAAAGCAAATGCAGTAGTAGCAGTAATACGACGACGGAAGGTAGAGCCTGGTTGGAACGGAGCCAAGTTAGCAGGCCAAGCAAGAGATACTTGACGAGTTGGTTGAATACCATACAATTCATTACCAGGAGGAGTAATAATATTGTAGCTACCTTGTAGTGCGTTAATAATTTGTTGCGCAGTAGGCAATACGTCTGTACGTCCAGCAGTCATCAAAGTACGGAAAATATCACCAGCAACAAGTTCTGGGCCAAGATAAGTATACGGGTTATCCAATGCTACCGTTTGCACGATTTCATTAAGATTCAACAGATCCCCTTGATACATAGGAATAGTGATTGGCCCAATTTGGTAAGTCGGACTAACTAGCATAAGAGTTCTCCAATGGAATTATTAAGAAAAGTTCGCTTTATTTCAGTTCGGGAGCAATCCACTCCATCCAATCTGCATTACCATCGCCTTTCTTAAGGCGCGTAGTATTATCATCTTGTGCAGGAGTTTTAGATTTGGTGGCATCAGTAACGAATCGTTGCATATACTGATTCGTAGCTTCTGCAATTTGTTGAGGAGTTGCTTTTTGATATTTTCTGGCGAACTGTTCTTTAACACTTCGGAACATTGGAGCGTATTTGGGGTCTCTTGCAAGTTCATTACCACTTGTAACAGTATCATCTACAATTCTGTTATTGATGCTATTTGGGATAAGATCATTCATGAAACGAGATTCTACATTACTAAAACCCGCATTTGCCATTTTACTTGCTGCGTTAAATGACATTGAAAAAGTATTTCTTCCTATTTGATTTACAATTTCCGCCATCGCTGCTATTGCTTCATCCCCACCTTTAGCAACAGCTTGAAAATGCTTAGGGTCAATCTTTCCTGCGAAATCTACTTGTCCTACTTGTTCTGCAAATTTAGTAGGATCAATATCAGGAAGATACCCTTTAAAGTCTTTCTTTACTGGAGCTTTTGGATCGACAGGAACATCATCCCATAAGTTATCAAGTCCAGACATCGGGTCATTGCTATCTACCTTTGGTTTATTGTCCCCATTATCTTTGCCCAAATCAGGCTGGAAACCATCATTTTGAGTAAGATCTGTGGGAGATCTAACTTGCTGTTGTTGATCCCCAGGCTGTCTTTGTTGACTTCCATCAGTAGGAGAGCGTTTGCCAGGCTCATTAAAATTAGGAGCATCTACACGAGCATTTGCAAAGGGATTACGAAGAACATTACTGCCAGTTTGGACGGCCATTTGATTATTCCTTTTTAGTCTAGGTTATGAACTTGTTGAGCTGCACGATCAGAAAGTACTGCAATTTCTACTACTTCAGTTTTGGGCACCTCGATACCTTCAGTTTGCTTTTCTGGGTTGGCCAAAATTGTTTCTGCTATTTTACAATCTTCAAATATCTCTTGAAGAAGTTCTAGTTTTCCTTGAAGTTCCCCTTGTTGTAAGAAGAAACTTCTATCCATATCTCCAGTTTCTGGTATTAGTCCAGAAGCTTTTTCTTTAAAATAAAGAGCATATTTCGTTTGTAACCACATTTTTTGTAGTGGATTAAGAAGTCTTGCTTGGACTGTTTCTGCTTCGGAAAAAGTATATTCATTTAAGATACTACTGGGGTTGAGGCTGGCCATTTGGTATTCCTTGTTGAGTTTGTTGCGCTTGTTGTTTTTTAGAGGGATCTTCTGGTTTCTTGCCCAGAATTGCTTCTACAAGTTTCATTGCTTCATCTACAGTTATTGAAGGTTTAGATTTTGTAAGTTCTACTGCTCCTTGCGTCCATATAGAAAGAGATTGCTCATATGCAAGCATCGTAGGATCAGTTTCAAATTTGTTTAACTTATCTACTCCTTGCAACTTCATGAGATAAGAAAAGAATGGGCCAGTTTGATAAGAAGCACCAATTTTAGGATTAGAAGCTATTGCTTGAAATGCTCCTTGGGCAACATCCGCGTGCATAAGTTTTTCAATTGGCAACAAGCCATCTCCAACTTCAAACTCTCCTTCTATCTCTCTAAGTTTAGCAGGGTCAATGTTAACAGACTGATTTGTGCTTCTATTGTAACGTTTGCCTTTTGGACAGAATTGCAGATAATTGCTTTTCATTATACTTTTAATTGGCTGCATTCCATAAGTTTCCCACATTATGGCCTTAGTTCTTTCTCGTGCCCCAGCATTAGCCATAGTTGTATTGAATTCATTTTCCAGCTTATTCCCTTTTTGGAATTGTCCCACTGAAACATTGTTTTGTCCATTAGCTCGCATTCCCCATTTAACTACTCCATCCGCTGCTTGCATATAAAGGCCAGCAGAATTTCCTTCGAAGGGGAATTTATAAACTGCTTCTTCTAATTTTTTACCATATGCAGTTGGCTTAACTGGAATTTTGGCAGCAGGATTAGGACTGTTAATATGATCTGGATCTATCATTAGAGGATTGTAAAGCATCCTATCAGTAGTTGCCCTTCTAGCAATATTTAATTCTGCGTTCCAGAGAGCAGATGCCATGTCTTGAAACGGCATTTGATTTTCTGCTGAGGATTTCGTTTGATGATCCAAATTATCAACTTGGGATTGAACAATGATAAGCGGTAGATAATTGTGAGCATTAGGCATTGGTTCTGCATAGACCAAGACATCATTAACTTTGATAAGTTTCCAAATATCAGGTGTTTGATCTTTAGGTGCTTGGATACCAAATTCATAAGGCATTATCCTTGCGTAAAGAACTGCTACTGTATAGGTATTTTTATAAGCAATATGATTTTGAGCAGCATCAGTTACCCAGCGAATCCAATCAAAGTTACCTGCGCCTTGTTGATTCTGGCGAAGATACGCTTCAGGATTTATTTTAGGAATATAGTAAATAATATTTCCTTGTCCAGACTCAAATGCTTTCACATCATTCTTTAACCTTTTAGTCCCAAGGCTGGCTAAGAATAGTTTAAGTTGTATTCTTGACATCATTTTTATATACCCTGCAAATTCCCCATCTATATGATTTCTAAAGATAGGAACTCGTGGGTCATAAATAGTATTATAAACATCATGGGCAGTAATACAATTTCCTGACCAGATGTTTTCTTCCATTACAGCGCCATTAGTTCCATTACCATTAGCAACTTTATAAAGTGTTTCTTCTTTCCAATCTATTTCAATCGGGGCAAAGTTATATTTATCTGAATTACGAAAGGCTACATTAAACTGTCCTGCCCATCCATAATGAACTTGGTCTTCTCCAACTAATGTATTCCACATGAGAGCAACATCTTCTGCTTCTGGATCTGCTCCAAATTTAAACATTGGATAATCCATGAGAAAAACATTACTGAGGAAACCTACAGTATTTTCCACACTTTCTAGAACAAGAGGAACCTGCATATTTTGAAGCTTTGTAGGATTCCCACTACGATTAGCTTTTTCTGCTTTTCTTGTTTCTTCTGTAAAATCTTTTGTTCTCATGTAACTTCTATCTATATTCTCAAACCGAGTTCTATTCTGCCAACCTTCATCTTGAATGGTAGCAGTGGCATTCATATATTGCACAAGTCTATTTTGTGCAGGCTCTGAAATCATTAACATATCTTTTGCCATTATAAATCCTTCGGTTTAGTTTTTTTGTTTAGTTAAAAATTACAATTTTCTTCAATTTCTAAAACTGTGGGTCGTCCAATACTAGAGAATTCATGTTCATAAGGCATAATCATATGTGCCCCATGTTCTTCTACAATTTTATCTGCCATTACCATAAGGTCTAGACAAGTATCACTGTTATTCTTTTTATTAGGATTCCATTTAATAACTTCATTTAACAGAATTGGTCTAACTTCTGGCTTAACTAATAGTTCTTTCTTTTGCCATTTCTTTAAGGCTGCGGCAATTTTACCATTCTTTGTCCCTCCACCAATAGATAAAGGAAGAAAAGTAAAGCCTTCTATATTATGATCTAAACAAATTTTCTCAAACCAGAATAGATATGTCTTTTGTATATTTGCATTCTCTACTGTAATGAGTCTGCAACTGTTTTCAAATCCCATTATAAGAGCGTTCTTTATCAACTGCAAAGGGCTATAGCGACCAAGATCAACTTTCTCTAATGTAGGAACTCCATCATAGATTCCTACAAGTCCAATACCATTATAGTCTGATGTAGGATTATCTAGGGCAGGATCAATTACTATCCCTCGTGCAGTAGGTAACTCATCATTATCCCAAGGATAAGGGGGAAGTTTAGTAATATCTATCCCAGCTTTTAATCCTGCAGTTTCATCATTGAGAACTTCAGCAAGAAACACTTCTGGACAACCTGCATTAAGATCTCCTTGGTACTCTTTAAGGAGTTGTCTAATTGGTTGAAGATCTTCCCAGAGACTTGTACCATCTTCTAGGATGCCACCAACAATGAAACTTGTCCAGTCTTTATTTACTTTAAGTTTCTTTAGAATACTCCCAGGAGTTGGGTACATATTAGCAACAAATATGAAGAGGCAACCAAAAGGACTTTTGGCTTTCATAAATGTACCATACATATCATTATACAACTTCTTGCTTAATTCCTCATTTTCAGAATCTACTTTTCTCTGAAAATCTTCAAAAATCATTACATCTGGCCTAGCATTACCTACATTAAGGCCACGGATAGATCCATTTGCTCCAAGCCCTGCTAATATTATTCGTCTTCCTCGAAATATAAAGATTTTACAATCAACTCTATCTCTTTCTATATTTGTATTCCATTGCCCAAAGATACTTTTAATATTTTGAGTAGACAACATGCCACAAACGTCTTTAATAATATTTTGTGCATGATCTTCTGTATGAGAAATGATACAAATAAACTTTTTCTCTGTAAATAGCACACAAAAAACACACCATATTTTTATAAGAGTAGTTTTCGCAAATCCTCTAGGAATGCCAAGAGCTAATTGAGAAAAATCTCTAGTAAGATGTATCTTACTTTTAAGAAAAGCCCAAATTGCTAAAAACGTAGAAGGAAAATTAAATAAAAAATCCTCCTGTAAACACATCGCTGCTAAAAAATTGAGATTATCCCTAGCATTATCAAATGCTTGTTTAGGATCTACATTAACTGTTTCTAGTGTTGGCAGTATTTCTTCTGGATCACTCATTTTTTGTCTTTATGTATTTCATTATATACTTTTAATGCTTGTAAATGCGACATAGCTTGGGCCAAAAGATTCTGTGCCTTAACTTTTTCTTTTTCTTGCAATCTTTTTCTTATTTGTTCATGTGTTTCTGATGGGATATTATAAATTACCCCATTTATCTTCGTTTGATTTGACATTTTGTGCCTTAGGTTGAGAATATTCTAGTTTGGGAATTACCATATTAGTATTTTCTATGACTTCTTCATCAAGAACTCTCTTAGCTAGGGAGTCTAATGATTGAGAATTCAATGTTATCATTTCTTTACCATCTACTGCGACTATTTCTGAATTAGGATTAGTAATAAAGTTTTGCACCAAGACTTTTGGTAATACAAGAGTTACTATTTTAGCTCCACTACCTCCTGAATCTTGCCCAGGATTAATTGAAGGAGCAACTTTTCTCTTTTGTCCTTGCACAACTTTCATAGTTTTTAGGATGTCATCAAGTCCCACCATGAAAGGAACAAGCTTTTTTAATTTATCTGAAAGAGTATGCTCTATTTCATCTAGATTCTTATCTGTTTCTATTGCTTTTTCAAAATCTGCCTGTAATTTCTGTGCAATTTGTGCTTGAAAGTCTTCTTCTTTGCAAAGTTGGCTAACATATCCAATGGTAACTCCAACAGCTTGGGCAGCTTGTATAGGAGTGCATCCTCCTTTGAGGAAGTTTAAGACTTTTGCTGCTTGTCCAGTATATATCTTTAGGTTTTGTTCCATAACTTTCTTGGGCCAAGATGGTTTTGGGATGAATTTAATTAGTATTATACCCTATCATAACTATACCGACAGGAGGAATGACTCCTTTCATTTACTTTTGTTTATTTTAGTTATTATCTATAGCCCATTTCCTATTTTTGTATAGAAATTTTTTGCTGATGCTAAGGATATTAGGCGCGGAGTAAACAAAAAAGGTCTAACGGGGATGGCCTTTGCCAAGTCATTGATAATTATGGACTATCTAACTAACTGCCAGCAGCAAGCATGATACTGTTTGCTTACTTGCTACTGGCAGAGAGTATAGAATCTAACAGGTTTAGCGGTAATAGACTGAAAAAGCTTAGCTTATTCCATCCATTCCGTAGGAAGTATCCATGTAACAGGCCGTTGATACTTTTTACATTCCAATTCAGCAACCAACAACATACGGCGCAAACCCATAGGAAGGCAAAGACTTTGCAATGCTGATAAAGCACGTAAGGCTTCGCGTTCAGTTAAGCACATTTTAATTCCCTTTCATTGTAATTAACACCATGCAACGGACTACTGATTACCCTAATCCGTTGTTGTTGCTAATTACAGATTGTCGCTGGCAATTTCTGGATTGAGAATCTTCTCCAGTTTGGCAAGCAAGGCGGCGCTGATGTCATCGTTGACACCGTTGTCTTTTGCTTGAACAAGCAAATTCTTGCAAGCCATTGCACTTTGTTGTTTGAGATTCGGCACTGGTGCTGATAGCGTTGATAGGGCTTTTGTGTAATCCGCCATTGTCGCAGCAACCTGCAATTGCGCTTGAAGTTCCGTATGCAATTTGCCAGCACTGATTGCAGCAGCACGATTAGCAAGCACGTCCTTCAATGCTACGCCAACCCATACTGCTATCTGTTCAGCCGTTAGCCTTTGAGATACACGAACAGCCGTTAGAGCTACCAATGCGCTGTCTAGGCTAACTGCCGACCAATCAAT